TGGTGGAAACTCGTCGATGCGTTAAGCATGGTGATGGGACATTCCTAACCAGCCAAGTCCTCGACCACTGTGACCGCAATATATTAAACCGCGAACTGCTCGCAATCCTGGAGAATTTTAATGAACATGCCTACGACTGATCAAACACTCAGCCAGCCCCTCCCACAAGCTTCCACCATGATGGGCCCTAAAGTAATGCTTATGGGGCCTTCCGGAACAGGTAAGACACATGCTATTGGAACCCTTGTAGATTGGGCTGCTGAACAAACCCCTCCGCTGGGGGTTTTCTGTCTCTTCACCGAAAACGGCTTAGAGTCTCTTGTAGGTTATTGGAGCGACAAAGAGAAAGAAGTTCCTAAAAATCTACATTGGCACGTTGCAATGACTAAACCAATCACACTTGCTGGGCTTCTAGATGGTGCCGATAAAGTGGGCAAGCTATCTTACGATGCCCTCACCAAGATGCAGGATGGGGGGCGTAGTCAAAATAATGCCTTCCATAAAATCCTTTCAGCTTGTTCAAATTTTCCTGATGATCGTACTGGGCAGAAATTCGGTTCGGTGGATTCCTGGGGGAGTGACAAGATCTTTGTGGTGGATTCGCTCAGTGAACTTGGGAATGCTGCATTCAAAATGGTAACTGGAAACAAACCGACAGCAAGCCCAAGTGATTACGGTGTAGCTCAGAATAACCTTTTAAACTTCCTGCGGTTATGTACGCAGGGGTTAGCTTGCACCTTCATAATCACGGCTCACGTGGAGCGGCAGCAAGATGAGATTACAGGGGGAATCAAGCTCATGGTAAAGTCCATCGGAAAGGCTCTTGCAAACGACCTTCCGCAACTTTTTTCCGATGTAATATACACAGTTCGTGAGGGAACCTCCTGGTACTGGGATACGGCCGCTGGGAACGCAGATACTAAAACGCGCAGCCTCCCTATAATGAGTAAGATCAAACCAGACTTTGCCCAGATTATGTCCAAGTGGATTAATCGTAAAGGAAGCTAAAATGACTTCCCGTACCTACGCTAGCTGGCAAGCTATGAAGACCCGATGCTACAATACTAAAGATGAGCATTATCCTAGGTATGGTGGCAGGGGAATCTATGTTTGCTATGAGTGGGTAAATTCTTTTGAAGCTTTTCTCCGAGACATGGGGGATCGACCTGAGGGACGTACTCTAGACCGAGTAGACAATGACGGCCCTTATAATAAAAATAACTGTCGCTGGGCAACACCGCAAGAGCAAGCCTGTAACCGTAAGTGGCCTGCGAAGCAAGTTCTAAGCTGCACAAATACATCTGGTATCCAAGGTGTATCTTTTTGTAACACACGAAAAGTATGGTATGCCCACGGCTATATTAATGGGCAAAGAATTCAGCTGTATCGTGGAGGTGACTTTGAAGTAGCTGTTGAGTTAAGGTTAAACTTCGAAGACTACAAATACAGTGAATTAATAACTTAAGGCCCACGGGAGCCTCGATCCCAATCAACTTTCTGCAGTTCAAACCGCAACATCAACCAAGGAGCAACACCATGTCTTTCGACGCATCTGCATTCAATCCTGAAGCCTTCCTCGACGCCACCCTCACCGACCCAACTGAAAAGCGCAAGCCTCTTCCCGTTGGTGACTACACCGCGATCATCGGAGCTGTCACTGCTCGTGCCTGGCAAGGTCGTGCCGATACTACCAAGTCCGGCATCGCCTGGGACATCCCGCTGACGATCGACGTTCCGGCCGCCGTGCAAGCTGAACTCGGGATGGACCAGTCGACCTTGAATCTCAAAGACTCGATCATGCTGGACCTAACTGAAAACGGCACCATCGACAACGGCCCTGGCAAGAATCGCCGCCTCCGCGCATACCGTGAAGCTACGGATATGAACAAGCCGGGCGACGTGTTCTCTGCTCGCAAGATGGAAGGCAAGGTCATTCTTGTCAAGATCGCTCACGATATGTGGGAAGGTCAGCCTATCGAGCGCGTCACGGGGGTCGTTGCTGCATAACCCAACCGCATCATCCAGGGGGTTTCGGCCCCCTTTTTCTTTAAGGAAATTTGAATGAAACGCTTTATCGCAATCAACTCAATCAAGATTGCTGAGAACCGCCAGCGAAAGGAATTCAATCAGGCCGAACTGAACGAGCTCCAAGAAAGTATCCAGAACAACGGATTGATCCACGCTCCAGTTCTCCGCATAGAAGGCGATCACTACTACCTCGTTGCGGGGGAACGTCGTCTTCGGGCTATCAAGGATTTGTACGAACTTGGCGGAACTTTTTCCTACGACAATGAAGAAGTTATTCCCGGCCTCGTCCCTTACACCTTCCTCGGAGACCTCTCTCCACTCGAAGCCGCGGAAGTTGAACTCGAAGAAAACATTCGCCGGTCCGATCTCACCTGGGTTGAGCGCGCTGCGGCGGTCGCAAAGCTGATGGAGTTCCGCACAATGCAAGCGGGAGCAGCCGGGGTCGCTCCCCCAACCGTGGCAGATATTTCAGAAGAAGTTCGCGGCTCTCGCGCCGGATCGAACCAAGATAACACGCGGAAGGAACTGATCCTTTCCCGTCACTTGAACGACCCTGACATCTCCGCTGCGAAATCAGTTAAAGAAGCCTTCACAATTCTCAAGCGGAAGGAAGTTGCTGAACGCAATCAAGCTCTTGCAGTCTCTGTTGGGGCCACCTTTACTCACAACGTCCACAAGGTATTCAATGCGGATTCCTTCGACTGGCTAGTAAACGCTCCTGCGGAAACTTTCGACATCATCCTAACTGACCCACCCTACGGTATGAACGCAGATGCCTTTGGGAACTCGGGCAAAGCCGGGGAATACACAGAGCATGCTTATAACGATTCCGCTGACTTCGCGCTCGAATGCTATATGCTGTTAGCAAAAGAGGGGTATCGTGTTACGAAAGAGAACGCCCATCTATACGCGTTCTGTGACATTGATTTGTTCCCCACAATCAAGTCAATATTTACTAACGAGGGCTGGAGAGTTTTCCGCACTCCGCTCGTCTGGTTCAAGCCAACCGCCTTCCGCGCACCGTGGCCGGAGCAAGGACCGCAGCGTAAATACGAGATCATTTTCTACGCCGTCAAAGGTGATCGCAAGGTGAATAAACTCTTCGGAGATGTCCTCACATATCCTACCGATGACAACCTCGGACACCAAGCGCAGAAACCCGTCGCTCTCCTAATCGATCTTCTCTCTCGCTCGTATCGTCCTGGAGATAAAGTTCTCGATCCCTTCTGCGGCTCTGGCTCTATCTTCCCGGCCGGGCATGAACTAAAGTGTGAAGTCACTGGAATTGAAGTCAACTCTCAACACTATGGCCTCGCCCTCCAGCGAATCCAATCTCTTGAAACCGAACCAACCTTGAAAGGACTGCTATGATCCCCCAAGAAACTCTCGGCGCAATCATCGTCGATACGGAAACTACTGACATCAAAGACCCCGAGGTCATTGAAATGGCCTGGGTGGAGATCGCGGATGTCTCCTTCGAACGAGTGGAAAATATCGACTGCGATCGTTTCAAGCCCACCAAGCCGATTACTCTCGGAGCAATCGCTACGCACCACATCCTCCCGTCTGATCTGACGTACTGCCAACCCTTCGATCTGGCGTATCTCCCCAAGTCCACCTACCTGATCGGGCACAATATAGATTTCGACTGGGCTGCTCTCGGCAAGCCTCCCGGAAAGAGAATCTGCACTCTCGCCCTGGCTCGTCGGATCTGGCCCGAACTCGACAGTCACAGTCTCACCGCCCTCTTTTACTTCATTCACGGGATTAATGAACTTTCCCGCGATGTTGTTCGGAACGCACACAGCGCACTCCACGATGTCGCTATGACGCATCAGATCCTGCGACACATTGTCGAAAAAATGCAGATAAATTCTCTCGATGATCTGTATGCTCTTTCAGAGTCTGCGCGCATCCCCACGCACATGGCCTTCGGAAAGTACAAGGGAACCCCAATCAAGGATGTGGACAAGGGTTACGTCAAGTGGTATCGCGCACAGCCGGATACTGACCCCTACCTCTTGATTGCCTTCTCTCGCGCAGGGAAATAACATGACAACGTTTAGAAGTACGTTTCCTCACCAAGAAGGGGAACCACTTGTAATCACACCAGAGCCAGTTACTAAGTCGCGCGAATCCTACATTCCAATCGAAGTCTTAATCCGAAAAAGTGACTCGACCACAAAGGTTCTTCGCAAGGTCATCAAGTGGCTTCGTCAAAACGGGTGGGATTGAGATGCCGCAGAGCCGACGAGCCTCCGCCATAGAAGCATTCCTTAACGTAGTCCTCGGCTTCTGTATCTCCGTTCTTGCGAACTGGTTAATCCTTCCATACTATGGAGTATCAAGCAAACTCAGTATATCAATCGAAATTGGAGTCTGGTTTACATTCATCAGCTTCGCCAGGAGCTATATCCTGCGCAGATTATTCGTGTGGATACACGGAAAGGGAATTTTAAAATGAGTCGTATGGGAACAGGCCAGCCAGGCAGCCGCATCATGCTCGTCGGAGAGTGCTTCACGGAAGCAGAGGAATACAAAGGAGAAGCGTTCCTTGGAATGGCGGGAGAGAATCTCAACCGGATGCTTCATGAAGTTGGGATTATGCGCTCAGAGTGCTACACTACGAACCTTTGTAATGCCCGACCTTCCGGCTCTTCCATTTCTTCCTGGATTGCGGAGAAGAAAAAAGACATCACCCTTAATCATATTCTCTGGAAAGGGAAATATGTCACCCGGCAGATCATTGATGGCTATGAACGCCTGCTCCGGGAGATCGAACTCGTCCAGCCAAATATCATTATCACCTTCGGCAATGCCCCCCTATGGGCTTTAACCGGAGCCTGGGGTGTAATGAAGTGGCACGGCTCACAACTCAATATCGACGGCGACCCTTCTCGCACCAAGATCATTCCAACCTACCATCCCGTTCAAATCCAGTGGGCTTACGATCTCCGCGCAATCATGGTTAATGATCTTCGTCGCGCTGCTCGGGAAGCCTCCACGAAGACTTACACCAACCTCCCTGCTTGGAATTTCCTGATTCGCCCAAGTTACCAACTCACCGACATCACCCTTCGCTCTCTCCTAGCCCAACTCAACCTCGGTCCCCTCTGGATTACCTTCGACCTTGAAACGCGCGCAGGTCATATTGCTTGTGCCGGATTCTCTTGGACACCCACTGATGCTATCTGTATCCCTTTCATGTGTGTGGAAAATCAGTTCGGCTATTGGGAGCCTGAAGAAGAGGCCGCCCTTGTCTACCTAATCTACAAAGTCCTCACTCACCCCAACGTCCTTGTGCGCGGCCAGAACCTTCTCTACGACGCTCAATACACCTACCGCCACTGGCACTTTGTCCCCCGCGTAGCTCAAGACACCATGATCTCCCACCACACCATGTGGGCAGGTCTTCCGAAACGCCTGGATTTCCAGGCCTCAATGTATTGCGATCACTATGTTTACTGGAAAGATGATGGAAAAACCTGGACCGCGGATGTGGGCGAAGACCAGCTATGGTCGTATAACTGTGTTGACTGTGTACGAACCGACGAAGTGGGGGCTAAAGAACTTGCTGCGATCTCTCAGATGGGACTTGAGGAAGTCGACCGTTTTCAGCAAGCGTTCTTTTGGCCAGTCCTCAAGGCTATGCAGATCGGTGTCCGAATTGACAAGAAGGAACGCAATCTATTCGCGATGGAGCTTCAAGAAGAAATCGAAAGGCGTGAGGAGTTTTTCAAAAATGTTCTCGGTCATCCGCTGAATCCCGCATCCCCCGTGCAGATGACGAAACTCTTCTACACGGACCTCGGAATAACTCCCATCATGTCGCGCGCAAAAAAGGGAATCCCCGCGCACGTCACTTGCGATGACGAAGCTCTGACCAAGATCATGAAGAAAGAGCCGATCACTATCCCACTGATTCGCGCCATCCAAGAATATCGCTCTCTCGGAGTATTCCTATCCACCTTTGTCATGGCTCCCCTTGACAAAGATGATCGGATGCGTTGCTCTTACAACATCTGTGGTACAGAAACCTATCGTCTCAACTCATCCAAGAACGCATTCGGCTCCGGAACCAACCTCCAAAATGTCCCGATGGGGGGAGAGGAAGATGGCCTCACCCTTCCGAATGTCCGCAAGCTCTTCATTCCAGACGAGGGTTTTACATTCTTCGATATGGACCTAGACAGAGCCGACATGCAAGTTGTCGTATGGGAATCCGGGGAGGTTGCACTCAAGGAAGCCCTCCGTAAGGGCGTCGATATGCACATCTTGAATGCAATCACTCTCGCGGGAAAGGAGCTCCCCGATCTCGATTGGCTTTGCGAAGGTCACTCTGAATACGACCGCCTTCGCTCTATCTACAAGCGCGAACGTCAGCTCGCAAAATCCTTTATCCACGGGACAAACTATGGTGGCGGTCCTCGGACAATGGCAATCGCAGCTGGTGTTACCGTCGCCCAAGCCGAAAGATTTCAACGCATCTACTTCGGAACCTACCCCGGCATCAAGCGTTGGCACGAACGGACTGAACACCAACTTCGCACTCGTCATTACGTCCAGAATGCTTTTGGCTACCGTCGCTACTACTTCGACCGTGTAGATGGTCTTCTCCCGGAAGCGCTTGCGTGGATTCCGCAATCCACCGTTGGAAATGTCATCGACCGCGCCTGGCTTAACATCCATAACAATCTCCCGGAGGTCAAGGTCCTTCTTCAAGTTCACGATTCCCTTGCAGGTGAATTTCCAACCCATAAAAAAGAGTGGTGTCTCCGTCGGATGAAGGAAGAATCCAGCATCGTTATTCCGTATGAAGACCCTCTTATCATCCCAACCGGAATTAACTGTTCTGAAAAATCTTGGGGTCACTGCAAATGAAACCAAAACTTGTGTACCAGAATGGTATCTGGACCTGTAAATCTGCTAATAAATGCGAGGGAAAGGGTTCTTCGCCGCTGCGGGCTTATTACGCTTGGTATAGAGATAGTTATTGGTTCTATAATTTAGGTGGGCGTGTTCCAGAATCTTTTTGGAGATTGTGCAAATGAGCCGCGAATTTCCTTCCTGGATTGACGCCTATGTTAAATACGCCTCCGTCACCGAAGCCCCGAAGCGAATGCACTTCTGGGCCGGGGTATCCGCCATTGCAGGTGCGCTTCGCCGCAAAGTCTGGATCGACATGGCACGATTTCAATGGCTCTGCAATATGTACATCGTATTCGTCGCTCCTCCCGGAGTCGTCTCAAAGTCCACCACTACTGACATCGCAATGGATCTTCTCAAGGAAGTCCCCGGAATCAAGTTCGGTCCCGATGTTGTAACCTGGCCCGCCCTTGTCTCCGCCTTCGCCGCGTCCTCCGAGTCCTTCATTTACGAAGATGAATGGCACACGATGTCACCCCTCACACTGGTTGCCTCCGAAATGGGTTCCCTAATCAATCCACAAGATCGGGAGATGGTGAACCTCTACATCACCCTCTGGGATGGTCGCAAGACCTTCGAGAAGGTAACCAAGATGTCAGGTAATGATACCGTCGAAGCCCCATGGATCAACATGCTAGCTTGCACCACTCCCCATTGGATCGCGGATAACATGCCGGCAGCAACTATTGGCGGAGGTTTCACTTCCCGCTGCATTTTTGTTTACGCTGACACGAAGGAACGGTTCATCCCTTTCGTTGACGAAATGTCGGATTCAGCGGACAAACACACGCGGGAGCGCTTGATCAAAGATCTCGAACACATCTCTCTCAACATCGCCGGTCCCTATAAAATCCATCCTGCCGCCCGTGATTGGTATCGTCCCATCTACGAAGCCTTCTGGAATAAAGCTTCCGAACGAATGGACGACACCATCCTGGAAGGATACGCCGCCCGGAAACAAACCCATCTTTTCAAGACTGCTCTGATTATTGCCGCTTCCCAACGCGACGAACGAATCATCACCCTCGAAGATCTCCAACTTTCAATGATGATGCTGGAAGATGTAGAAGCGACTATGAATAATGTCTTCTCCCGAATCGGCCGCACAGAAGATTCCCTCCAGGCCGAGAAGTTCGTTCAGTTCGTCATACGAAAGGGCGGAGTCCCTTACGAGGAAGCCTACAAGATGGTTTATTCCCACTTCACAGACTTCCGAGATTTCGAAGGAGTTGTCTCTGGTGCTGTACGCTCTGGTCAACTAGTCCTAGAGCAGCGGGGAGATAAGTTCTGGCTCACTTCCACCGCAAATCGGACGAAGCAGCAACCCACTCCCCCGCGAAATGATCCTTCAAGTACCTTAGATATGGTGGTTCCATGAACACAATATCCCACAATAACACGAACAAGAAACCCAGGCACCTGTCCGTAGAACTTCTCATAACTGAGGGTTTGGGATATTGCTGCGCCTGGGTTTTCTTTATGCGCTTCAGAAGAACAGCCCTGATTGCCGCCCGATTAGGGGTAACAACCAGGGCCGTTCGCTACGCAAAGGCTCGCTTCAATTCCGGTGAAATGCAGTGTCAAGGATGCGACTCCTGCATGAGCAAGAAACTCACCGGATTTTGTAGCCGCGCTCCAGCCAGTCTTGCTGAATAGCTTTCATGGCACCTTGAACTGTCCCAAGTCGTCCATTCCGCACCATCATCTCTGCTTGGTTTCGAAGCTCGGCCTGACTCTTCACAACCTGTGTATTCGGGCCGCCGATTCCTTGATAGCTTGATCCCATAACTTCCTTCGGGTTTTCCCGATCCACCGGACTGTTGTTTCCCGTCAGGCTTCCTCCGGTTGCATCCTTATAAGCCTGGTGATCCCGCGGTCCTAGGACATCCGTAGTCCCGAACAGACCCGCCAGTTGCAACGTCTCCTTTGCTCTAGCAACTTGCCAGAGGTGATCCTCCTCCTCCAGCTTCGCCGCCTCCCCAACCAGAGTTTCCCAATCCATACGATTAACTGCATTCGGATTGAACGGAACCGAGTTATCAAAGTTGATCATTTCTAATCCTCCTTATTGACGTTCTGCCATTATATCTGTCTTTCGCTGACTTCCGTACGATGTTCCTAGGAAGAAACCAGTAATACTACCCAGGATCAATGAGATGATAGAAGATACAACCATCGCTCGGATGTCGTTAGTCCAACCCTCTCCAAACATTACGGCAACTACGACAATATAAACAAGTGGCAAAATCAGGATTGACACCCACAAAGCAGGAGATAGCCAAGGTTTGCTAGATATTTGTGATTGCATGTCATGCGCCCGCGCGCCACTAATGCCACCACCCCCAGCCTCCCCAACCAGTTGATACCACTGAGACTCAACCGCTTGCGCATAACTACTAGCTAGATTTGGATCAGCTTTTATCGCTGCCACAGCACCTTCTGCCGTTGGTTGGTTCGTTACAGTCTTCGCAATCTCGACCGCAATCTCTGCGGCTTTAGCGTTTTTCTCTGTATGCTCACCTCCCCCACCAAACAGGCGAATCAGAGACGGTGCCGCCTGGATTAGCGACGGAATAGCTGCAAAAACGAATGGAGCCATGATGGTAGATTCCTCTTTGGTTGGTTTGGGTTCGGGAAAGGGATTGGTCGCCGGAGCGCCACCCTCCTGTAGATCTTTCAAAAACTTTAAGCAATAATCCAAGCTCTTTGTAGGTTGTCCGTAGGGGGAGCCGGGTAAGCTAGCCCATTCCCTATTACAACGTTCAATGGCAGTAGTCCAATCTCCTTCCAAAATAGCAGGAAGAGCCTTTCGTCTATCGAGTAAATAGACTGCAGCACTATCCTGACTTGGTGGACTGAAATCAGGTAAACCTAATGCTTTAGCGCATTCATCCCAAGTTCTACTAAGGAATTGATACGCACCCGCAGCCGTCGACGTAATCGGTTTTCCGCCTAAAGTTCTTGTAACAGCAATCCGGGGATGATCGTCTAGACTCTCCACAGTCCCGCCCCCAAACAGGGTTGTATAACCAGCTCCTTCCGTTTTTCGGATTAGAGCCAGAAACGCTTGTACGTTTGGGTTTCGTAATGTTGCATCATATTTGCTCATATAGCTAACCTTATTTAAAATGATCTCGGAACCAAGCCCCGATAACAGTCAGGGGTGTCCCAATGTACAGGACAAATTTCAAGAAAATAAACACCCCCTTAAACTGATGAACGATGGTAATCATTTCTTCAATTTGTGGGCGGAATTCCTCTTCTTGTTTAATGTGAAGTTCCAGCGTAGTTTTCACTTCCTGCAAAAGAGTATGAAGGGGAACAAGATCCGTATAATTTGATACTGTCATCACGCCACCCCAATCTCTCCTTCAGCCTCCAGTGTAAGCGCATCAGTAGTGCCAGCGCCACCTACCAGATAGTCTGTCGTATCCAGGCGAATCATACCGAACCAGTCTACATACCCATTCGGAGGAACCAACTGTCCAGTCCCCATGAATTCTGTCCCTGCTGTATTCCCCCCAGTTGCCCCAATCCAGAGAGAGAACGAGGCTGCCGTAGACGTTTTATTACTAATCCTCACGTGCCGAATGATCAAATAAGTCTTCGTATTCGACGTTCCCCCGGAAGGCATAGTTCCCCCCGTTAGTGTCGGCGGGTTCACCAGATCCGATGTGAGGGTAGTGCTAAGAGCCTTTGGCCCAATGCGGATTGTTTTATTTGCTGCCATATTCAAGTCCCTTCAAAGATTGTTAAGATTCTTTTCTTAGCTCCAGCTACCTTTTATATTCACTGTATCTGAACCAATCGAACGACAGCGAAACCAACTATCCGCACCAATCACCGCGGCTGCAGCAGTCGTTAGTTGTATACTCGGGATAATGGTCCCTCCGGCGTTAATCCGAAAAATCCCCGTAATACTAACCGTAACATCTGT